CAACGTTGCCCGACTGCTGAACTTCGATCTGCGACGCGGCGGCATTCAGCGCGTGCAGAACTGGATCGCGCGCGGCATTCCTTCGCACATCAAGGTCAAGCATCCGGACATCTTTATGCGTGGCACCGCCAAGCCCGAAGCCACGGCCGGCGCCGAAGGGGGTGCGTGATGGGTACCCCGCTTGAAAGCCGGATGAGCCTCGTGCTGCTGACGACTGTCGCCCCGATGCTCGAAGAGGAGGTGAAGCCTCGTTCGGAAGAACCGAAGCTCGAAGAACTCGCGACCACAGCGGCAAAGTGGGCCAGACGCGGATCGGATTTATGCGAATTTGCGGAAGGTCACTCCAGCGACCCGCTGTACGGGGAAGCGAAAATGCTCGGGACGATCCTGATGACATGTGGCGCGATCGTCCTTGGCCATCTACCCAGCGACGTCGCCAAGAAACTTGCGCTTGAGGTAGTCCTTCCCGATCTCGACAAGAAGGTCGATGGGAACTGACATGCCGGCGCTGATTAGCTTGTCCTTGGCTGCCTTCCAGACTGTCGCGCTTGAGAACGTGTCGACGAAGTCCTGTCCCTTCCACGTCAGGCGCAAGACGACCGCCGCTCCGGAACCTTCTGCGAAGGGCAGAACGGATGCATCGATCAGCCCCGCTTCGTCCATAAGTCGGACATGTTCGAAGAACGCCCCCGGGGCTACGTCTTCCATCTCGGAAAACTGCTCTGAGGTGTCGCGCGCCTTTAACGCAATCGCGCGAATCAGATCCATATCTCGTTTCATCGGGAGCTCCTTTCATGAGCAGGGTGTCGGATTGGCATCTGCATTCTGTCATGGCTGGGGCTCCCTCCCTTTTCTCCGTATGTCTCCTCCAGCGGCAACTTCGGAGCCGTCCCGCGGCGCGGGCGGCCTCCTCTTCTCCCGTTGGTATGGCTCACACGATGCGCCACTGCAGGCGCGAAACACACTGATGGAGCGTCGCAATGACTAATCCCGTATCGACCAAATCCGAGCCGATTTCGGCGCTCCATGCAGCGGCTACTGCCTACCCCGGTGGCATTGCGCAGCTGGCGCGCGTGATCGGCCGCAGCCCCGGCGTCCTGCACAACAAGTTCTCCGAGGCCGACGAGCGCTACGACGTCATGGATCGCGAGGCCGATGCGCTGGCCGCCGAGATCCGCGCCAAGACTGGCGACACGAGCTACATCGAGGCGAAGTGCGCGCGGCACGGCGGGATCTTCGTGCCGCTACCCGAGAGTGGATCGGCCGCTGATGACGATGTGCTCGCCGAGTTCCTGGAGATCATGCGCAGGTTCGGCGAGATGGGCCGCGAGCTGACTGAGGCGCGCGCGGATGGCGTCATCACGCTCGAGGAATTCACTGCGTTCGAAGTGTGCGCGAAGCGTGCGCAAGCGCAGATCCACAAGACCGTGCTGACCCTCAAGACGCAGGTCAAGCAGGTCAGCCAGGCCGAGAAGGGCATGGTGATCAGCGTGAAGCGTCCCAACGTGGAAGGGGTGGCGTGATGAGCGCAAAGACCAGCACTGAGTGGTCTTGGACCATTGTGACGAATGGCCTGCAGGTCGCCGCCTTCGTCGCATGGAAGGGCTACGACATTGAGCAGGCCGGAAACGTCCTGCTGTTCTTGGTGTGGCTTGTAGCGGTCATTGGGATTGCGTCGCTCTTCACGCACTCATCAAAGCCAGCTGCACCGCCCGCCCCCAAGTCTCGCTGGACGATCGGCTTTGCCACGGCGATCAGCACCTGCGCGGCACTCGTGTGGTTCGGCTATTTCGTAACCGCATCGTTCTACCTGATCGGCATCGGTGCGCTGACGCTTCAGCGCGGAATCGCGAAGGGGGAGATCCGGCCATGAGCCCCGACACCTGGAACGTCATCGACTCCCTCGCCGGCATCGTGGTGCTGACGGTGTTCATCGCGTACTGCACGTTCGGCGCGGTCCATAAGCGCGTCGATCGGTGGCGCCACGAGCTGGACGGCGATGCGTACAAGCACTCGCTGCATGAACCGTATCCGCGGGAGGAAGCATGAACTGCAAGCCTGGAGATATGGCGGTGGTGGTGAATACACGCCACAACCACGAGCTCTTGGGGCGTGTGGTTGATGTAGTCGGCCCGACCTGCATAGGCGAGCTATTTGTGGCGCGCATCTTCGGACAGGAAGTTCTCCAAATGGATAGAGGACGATTCCTTTCGTGGGTAGTGAAGAACGGAGATGACTGCTGGCTGCACTCCGATCACAGTCTCCGCCCCCTGCGCGACAACGACGGCGAAGACGAAACGCTGACGTGGGCCGGCAAGCCGCACGAGGTAACGGCATGAACACCGTCCGCGAACTTCTGCATCTGGCGACGTGGCTGCACGCCATGTACCAGTCCGAAGGGTGGTACGTCCTGTGGGAAATGAGCCCCACAAGGCGCCGCATCTACTACAAGGCGCGTTCCGTCGTCGTGTTCGACAGATGCCTCAACGAGGGCAACCCGTTCGGCGGATTCAATCCGCGGGTGATGCCATGAGCGCCACCGACATCCTCGCCGGCCGCTGCCGGCACCTCATCCCGAACGGCAAGCCCTGCAGCCAGTGCGTCTTCGAGGCTGAGGGCCGCGAACTGCTCATCAGCGTGTCGCCGTATGCGCGCAAGAAGAGTGGCAACCAGACGCACGCCAAGGTGCCGCTCGAACTCGTGCAGCAGGTCGTGGAGTGGATGGCGAAGCTGTGAAACGACCGTCATTCCAGTTCTATCCCGGCGACTGGCAGTCGAACTCCAAACTGCGGCGCTGCACGCACGAGCAGAAAGGCATCTGGATGGATGTCATGTGCGTGCTGCACGACCAGGAGGAATACGGCGTTGCTCGCTTCCCGCTGTCTGAGATTGCGCAGGCCGTCGGCACGTCGCGCGCCAAGCTGCTGCAGTTGGTCGACAAGGGAATCCTGAAGGGGTGCGACAAGGGCGAGCTGGAGCCTTTCGTCTTCACGCCCACCGGCGCCGGCCGCAAGAAGCTCGAACCGGTGACGCTTCTGCCCGCACAGGAAGGTCCCCTTTGGTACTCATCCCGCATGGTCGAGGACGAGTACAAGCGGACCATTCGCGGAGAGTATGGAAACGCACCGAAGGCCGCACCTAACAATGCACCTAAGGCACCCATAGGTGCAGCACCTAAGACCCCACCTCACCCTGCACCATCACGCGCGGACAGTTCATCTTCATCTTCATCTTCGGTAAACCCTTCGATAACCGGTGGTGGGGAAGTAGCCGTTGTCAGGGTCGAAGACGCAGATCGGCCGCCACCACCCCCGGACCCGAACGGCTTTGCGATGACGCTGGAATGGCAGCCGTCGTCGCACTTCCCGACGCTGGCCCGCCAAGCCGGGCTTGCAGCCCCTGACGACGCCACGCTCGCCGAGTTCCGCAGCTTCTGGCTCGGGCAGACGAACACGCTGCGCAACCAGCACCAGTGGGACCACGCGCTGCTGACCCGATTGCAGGGCAACACGGTCCGTGCAGCGGCTGCGCCGAAGCAGCCCGCCACCGGATACCGCGCCGCGTCTCGCGAAGACGGTCGTCGCGCTGCTGCCACCACACGCCTGTCGGACGTCCTGAACGACGACGGCACCCCGAAGCAACCGGAGAGGAACGATGAACGCACCATCGATGCCCCGCATGCTGCCCGCCAGCTGGGTTGATCGAATCTTCGACCGCATGCAGGGCTACTACGGCTCGCTGTGGGTGGATCGCTGGCGTTCTGGCGACATCGACGACAACGGGCGCGACCGCGGGCTCCTGAACGCGAAGGCGACATGGGCGATCGAGCTCGGCGGATTCGTCGGCGAGACCGAACGCATCGCGCAGGCGATCGAATCGTGCCGGCACCGCTCGCTACCGCCGACGCTGCCGGAGTTCCTGGAGCTCTGCCGTCAAGCGCATGGCACTCCGCGCGCGGCACTGCCGGCACCGAAGGTCGATCCGGAAGTGGCGAAGCAGCGCGCCAAGGAAATCGCCGGCATCGCAGACGGCATGGCGAAGCGGCCTGGCTACGACTTCCGCGCCTGGGCGCAGCGCATCGTCGCCAACCCGAAGGCGTATCCGGGGATCAGCCTGAAGTTCGCGAAAGAGGCGCTGGGCGCCAAGGAGGAAGCGTGAGCATCTTCTTCGTCATCCCCGGCACGCCTGTCGGCAAGGGCCGGCCCAAGTTCGCGCGCCGTGGCGCCTTCGTGCAGGCCTACACGCCGGAGAAGACCGCCAGCTACGAGAACCTCGTGAAGCTCGCGGCGGCCGATGCGATGAAGGGTGCGGCGCCTGTCGAGGCGCATGTGACGGTGCAGATGGAGATATTCATCACCCCGCCGTCGAGCTGGTCAGCGCGCAAGCGAGCCGATGCCCTGAGTGGAAAGATCCAGCCGACCACAAAGCCCGATATCGACAACGTGGTCAAAGGCGTCTTCGACGCGATGAACGACATCGTGTGGAAGGACGACAAGCAGGTCACGGACCTGTGCGTGCGCAAGCGCTACGCGGACGTAGCGCGTACCGAGGTGAAGGTTTTCGAATTCGGAGGATCGCCGCTATGAACCGCATGCCGCAACTGATCTCGACGCTGCTGCCCGACGACGCGCGGCAGAAGCTCATCGCCGCTTCGAAGGCATGGCCCGGCAGGGTCGATGCAATCGAGGAGGCCGTCGCCTACGCGAAGAAGAAGTATCCGCAGCACTACCGGGCGGATGTGCTGGCAGCGGAGATGGAGCGCGGGCGGTGACGGGCATGAAGCACGACGCCGGCAAGGCGCCGCTCTCGCTTGTCGACCGCGGTGCGATCGAGGAAATCGCCCAGGTGCTGGCGTTCGGCGCAAAGAAGTACGCCGCCCACAACTGGCGTGGCGGAATCGCTTATTCGCGGCTGCTAGACGCGGCGCTGCGCCACCTGTATGCGTTCTCGGACGGTGAGGACATCGACCCCGAGAGCGGCCTGTCGCATGTCGCGCACGCCGGCTGCTGCATCGTGTTTCTGCTCGGGATGATTCAGGACCGGCCGGATATGGACGACCGGTACAGGCCGACGCCAAGCGACTTCCCGAGGCTGGATCCGTGACCGCCCTCCCGCAATGGATGTACGGCGATCCGGCGCGCGTGCTCGAAGGCCGCGAGACGTGCGACGGGTGCGAGCACAACGCCGAATGGACCTTTGGGGAGAAGGCGATCCGCATCTGCGACAAGGGCGGGCGGATCAAGCGGCTGCCGCGCAAGCGGTGTGATGACTGGAAGCACAAGGACGGAGAAGGGGAGACGAATGGCCGTAGCTGAGACTTTGCCGTGGAGCGCATACGACGCGATCATCTTCGCGCTGAACTATTCGAGCCAGCAGGTCGAGCGACCACTGATGAATCGCTTGTCGGATGGTCCGCGTGCGTCGTCCGGTCTCGGCATGGTCGGCACGGATGGTGCAGCACAGGCCGGATTCATCCTGCAGGAGCTGCGCGCGTGCGGCCCGCTACACGAAGCGATCCTGACCGCTCAATACGCACCGAAGTCGTGGCCGTGCTCGTGCCACAAAGCATGCTGCAGCGGCCACACGCCGAACCGCGTCCGCGAGCAGGCGATCCGCGCGCTGATCGAGCTGGCGACGCGCGAGCTTGCGGGATCGCTCTCGCACTACCGCGTGCGGCAGCGAATCATCGAGAGCTTCTTCGGCGGTCCGAAGGTCATCTTCTCGACGCTGGCCGACGAGACAGGCGTCCATCGCGAAACGATCGCGGCGCATCACGCGAAACTCGAGCTGTGGATCTTGGGTGACCTGAAGCGCAAGCGCGGCGGCGTCGTGGGCGAGAAGCACAAGGCATGGGAGGCGTTCTCGTCACGGCTCGTGGCGTGCGGAATGGTGGAAAGGGCTTGACACTCCGCAATGCGTGCGGAAAATAGGCCGGAATAAGCAAGTGATCGAAATCCGTCCAGAGCCCGCGAAAGCGGGCTTTTGCGTTTCTGGTCCCGCTCACGGCGCCTTCGATTGGAGGTGATCCGTTCCCTCCGCTGCGTCTCTCCCGCAGCACGCTCCGGCCTGACCTCGTGCAGGTCGGAGCACCCATTCGAGATTGCCGTGGCCCGTCCAAGCAAGTACAGCATCGCGCTCACGGACAGGATCTGTGCGCGGATCGCGGCCGGCGAAAGCTTGGTCAAGATCTGCAGAGACGATCCGAAGATGCCGCACCGTGCGACGGTTATGAGCTGGCTGCTGACGCACGACGAGTTTCACGACAAATACGCGCGCGCCCGAGAACTGCAGGCCGAAGTGCTGGCCGACGAGGTGGTCGACATCGCCGATGACGGGCAGAACGACACGTACAGGGATGAAAACGGCAACGTGCGCACCGACTACGACGTCGTCGCCCGGTCAAAGCTGCGTGTCGATGCTCGCAAGTGGGCTGCATCGAAGCTCGCGCCGAAGAAGTACGGCGAGAAGATCCACCAGGAGATCACCGGCAAGGACGGCGGCCCGATCACGACGAAGGCGGAACGCGATCTGACCGATGAAGAGCTCGCCGCCGAACTCGCCAAGCATGGGCTCCAACCGTGACAAGCTGCGGCTGATCCTGGAGCGCGAGCGCAGGAAGGCGAGGGCAGAGCTCTACGACTTCACGCGCTGGATGTTCTTCAAGCGCAAGGGGTTCGCGTGGCGCGAGGCGCGGCACCATCGCATCGTCTGCGACGCGCTGATGCGGGTGTATCGCGGCGAGTGCAAGCGGCTGATCGTCAACATCCCGCCGCGGTACTCGAAAACGGAGTTGGTGAACAACTTCGTGGGCTGGTCGCTGGGCCAAGCGCCCGACAGCGAATTCATCCTGACGAGCTACGCGGCACAGCTCGCCAGCAACAACTCGTGGCAGATCCGCGAGGTTGTGCAGCACGACGAGTACCACGAGCTGTTCGAGCGCGTTGCACTGCGCCCGGACAGCGCGGCAAAGCATGAATGGCGCACGACCGAGGGCGGCATCGTCTATGCCGCTGGCGCGGGCGGCACGATCACCGGCTACGGCGCCGGCAAGCACCGCGACGGATTCGGCGGCGCGATCATCATCGATGACCCGCACAAAGCCGACGAAGCGCGCAGCGACGTCATCCGGCAGAGCGTCATCGAGTGGTTCCAGAACACGCTGGAGAGCCGGAAGAACGGCCCGGACACGCCGATCATTCTGATCATGCAGCGCCTGCACGAGAAGGATCTGGCGGGCTGGCTGCTCGCAGGCGGAAACGGCGAGGCGTGGGAACACGTCTGCATGCCGGCCATCGGTGACGACGGCGCGGCGCTCTGGCCCGAGAAGCACACGATCGAGCGGCTGCGCGTCATGCAGCAGGCGGCGCCCTACACGTTCGCTGGGCAGTACCAGCAACGGCCGGCGCCGCCCGAGGGCAACATCTTCAAGCCGGCGAAGATCGAGGTCGTCGATGCGATCCCCGCCGATACGCGTTTCGTGCGCGCGTGGGACTTCGCGGCGAGCGTCGAAGAAGTCGGCAAAGACCCGGACTGGACCGCCGGCCCGAAGCTCGGCATTACGCCTTCCGGGCGCTGGGTGATTGCCGACATGGAGCGGCTGCGCGGCGGCCCGGAGACTGTCGAGAGCGCGCTGCTCAATACCGCGCGGCGCGATGGCTCAGGTGTGCGGGTGCGAATCCCGCAAGACCCTGGGCAGGCTGGCAAGTCTCAGGTGGCGAGCTTCACGCGGCTGCTGGCGGGCTTCACGGTGTCATCGAAACCCGTCTCGGGCGACAAGATCACCCGCGCCGAGCCGTTCGCCGCGCAGGTGAATGTGGGCAACGTGATGATGCTGCGCGCCGAGTGGAACGACGCGCTCATCTCGGAGCTGCGCGTGTTCCCGAACGGCGCGCATGACGACCAGGTCGATGCGCTATCCGATGCATTCGACGAACTGAACGTGAACAACTTCGGCCTGCTCGACTTCATGCAGAGCGAGGCTGCAGCGCGCGAGGCGGCACAGAAAGCCGCGCAGCAGTAGAGCGCCCATCGATTACCCCCAACAGGCCGCCCCGCTCGGGCGGCCTTTCCATTTCTGAGGTGCCCGTATGGCAACCAAGCGAGTTTTCCCGCCGACGGATGGCCGGACTGTCACGGTCGTCAATGGGCGCACCTACAGCTGTCCGCAAGGCAGCTACCTCGATGTTCCCGACTTCGACGCGGACGTACTGGCCGCCAATGGCTGGCTTGCCGGCTCGACGCACGGCACTGACGTGACCGCCGCGCGGCCCGCGAACCCGAAGAAGGGCGCGACGTTCAGCGATACGACGCTCGGCTACAACATCGTGTTCGACGGGAAGAACTGGCGCAATCCGGTCACCGGCGCCGTGGTCTGAGGAGAGCTGCCATGCAGATGACTTTCTATCCGCCGATCGGCGTCACGTCGATCAACCTCTCCGACGGCAGCGTCGTGTCGGTGGTCAATGGCCGTATCACGGTCGATTCGTCCTACGCACCCGAGCTTGAGCGGGCCGGCTGTGTCGGCGTGAGTTCGGCTTCCCCTTTCCCATACGGCAAGAGCACGTTGTTCCTGCCGTGCGCCGTCGCCACTACCAACACGCTTGCACCGCAGGACGTGACTGGCAACGGTATGCACACGACGCTCGGAGCAGGCCTGACCGCGGCTGCGTGTTGGGCGACAGCGGGTTTTGCGACACTCGGAGGCGCGGCCAACCAGTACTTTCAGGAGCCGCTGGCGAACTTCCCGCTCGATCTCGGGAAGGACTGCTTCTGCATCGCCATGCAGATCAACATTGCGGCGCCCCCCAGTTCCGGTACGCCGATGTTCATCGGCACCTGCGACCAGACGAGCGGCGCGCGTGGCTGGTATCTCGGCGTGAACACGAGCGGCATTCCGCGTCTGTATGTCAAGGACCAGTCCTCGCCGACATCGCTGCTCGGCGGCGGCCAGATCGCGGACGGTTCGTGGCATACGTTGGTCGCTGCGTTTGATGGGCCGAACAAGTCGTTCTTCGCGTGGGTCGACGGCATCCTGCAGGTCGGTATCGCGAGCGGTGCATGGGCGGGTGACCCGAGCAACACGACCGCTTCGGGGGGTACGAATGGTCTTACGTTCGGCGCTCAAACCAGTGGCGCGACGTCCGGTATTGCCAGCAAGCTGAAGAACATCGCTGCGTGGCGTGGCGGGCCTTCCCTGCCGGCCAATCTCAACGCGCTCGCGACGGCCTACAACACCGCGCCCGGCCCGCTGCGCGCATTCGATATGGTGATTTGATGCCGACGCTCAAGCCAATAGCCGCCGCCCTCCAGCGGATCGGCCTCTTCGTCGTGGGCCAATCGAACGAAACCGGCCAAGGCCTCACCGCGGGCTACAACACCGGTTTCGGGCCGCCGATCGTTGACCCCACCAAGCCCAACGGCCAGGCCGGAAAGCGCTCGTGGTACCCGACGCTCGCGCGCCTGATGGCCGACAAGGGCGCGTGGCTCGACGTCTTCAACTACGCGCTTGGCGGCTCGTCCGTCGTCTATACGTGGGTCGGCTGCATCACTCCGTGGGCCTCCGGCATGCTCACCAAGAAAGGCATGTACGCGAGGACCTCAGACGGTGGCCTTTGGAGGGCAGACCTCGCCAACGCTTCCAGCGGCCCCGCGGCTTCGGTTGAACCGGCAGGTACGTCGAACACCACGGGAGCCGATACGATCCCGTGGACGTACATCGGCAACTTCGCGGCCCTCGGCTACGCGCTCGGCGTCGTCTCGCGCAAGTCGCCGCTCTTCGATCCGACGGGGCAGCTCGGTGCGATCAAGACGGCCGCCCAGGCATACGCGTTCCGCCGTTGGCTCGACTTCTCGATCGGCCAGACCGACGCGACGATGTCCTACCCGTCGCTCGGGGGGAAGGTCACGCGCGGGCTCTACTCGTCCGCGCTGCAGGAACTGGCCTTGTGGGCGATTGAAACCGGCTTGTTCGAACGCGTGTTCCTCGGGCATTCCTGCTCCGGCGACAGCACCATGAACGGTTACTACGACACGGTGACGGTGCCCGGCACGGCCGACGCGCTCGCAGCGCTCGCCCTATACCCGCAAGTCGTGGCGGGAGCGAACCTCTACAAGGCGCTTGGCGCGCTGACCGTCAATGACGCCAGTGGCAACGGGCTGCAGTCGGATGGCCTGCACATGCAGGACAACATGTACGAGGCCTCCGCCGCCGTGCGGGCCGCGCTCATGATCCCGTTCATCTGAAATGGGCGCCGTGCAACCAACCAAAACTCCGATCGAACCCGGCATGATCGCCCGCGCCGTGGGCGGCCTTCGCGCGGCTATGAATGTCTGGTTCGGGCCGCTCGAACCGCTGCCGCCGTTCGCGCCCGAGGACCAGCAGAAGAGCGTCGAGGGTCGGCAGTTCGACTACCCCGTCGGTTATAACCTCTGGACGAAGCCGCGCCAGCAGGAGGCCGTCAGCTTCGATCAGATGCGCGGCCTTGCGGATGCGTGCGACGTCCTGCGGCTCGTGATCGAGACTCGCAAAGATCAGGTCGAGAAGCTGAGGTGGAAGATCGTTCCCAAGGACGAGGGCAGGCAGCCGGATGACCGGTGCAAGCAGATCACGGACTTCCTACAGTGCCCAGACAAGGAGCACGACTGGTCGACGTGGCTGCGCATGGTGCTCGAAGATCTGTTCGTCATCGACGCGCCAACCGTGTATCCGCGCTTCACGCGCGGCGGCGATCTGTACTCGCTGGAGCCCGTCGACGGCGCGACGATCAAGCGCGTGATCGACGCATCCGGTCGCACACCGTTGCCGCCGGACCCGGCATATCAGCAGATCCTCAAGGGCGTGCCGGCAATCAATTACACGCGCGAGGAGCTGATCTACCGGCCGCGAAACATCCGCACGCACAAGATCTACGGCTTCTCGCCTGTCGAGCAGATCATCACGACGGTGAATCTCGCGCTGCGCCGGCAGATCCACGTCATGAGCTACTACACCGAGGGCACAGTCCCCGATGCGCTTGCGAACGTGCCCAAGGAATGGAACCCCGACCAGATCGCGGCGTTTCAGAAATACTGGGACTTCCTGCTTGAAGGCGACAGCGCACAGAAGCGCAAGCTCAAGTTCATCCCGGACGGCCTCAAGGTCACGATGACCAAGGAGGCGATCCTCAAGGATGACTTCGATGAGTGGCTCGCGCGGATCGTCTGTTTCGCCTTCTCGATCAACCCGACGCCGTTCATCAAACAGCAGAACCGTGCGACCGCGGACAACGCGCACGAGCAGGCGCTGACCGAAGGCCTCGCGCCGATTCAGAACTTCATCGTCGGGCTGATGAACGGGATCATTGCCGCGCCGCAGTTCTTCAACGCGCCAGACCTCGAATTCGCGTGGCAGGAAGAAGAAGCGGTTGATCCGCTCGTGCAGGCCCAGGTGAATCAGATCTATGTCACCTGCAAGGTGCTGCACCCGGACGAGGTCCGCGCCGATCTCGGCCGCCAGCCGCTGACGCCCGAGCAGAAGGAAGAGATGAGCCCGCCGCCACCCCCTGGGCTGACGGACGAGCCCGGCACTGATCCCGCCAAGGCACCGGCTGAAGACGACGAACCGACGAAGCCACCCAAAGCCAGTGCCAAGGAGGCACTGGCCAAGACGGGAAAAGCGCTGCGGCCGATCGACCAGGATCGGCCGGCTGTAGAGACCACACGCACAAAACTCAAGGCCTCTACTGAGGCCTTTTTCACGTCACAAGCATCGAAGATCGCCGCGCAGATCATCGACCTCGCAGGCGCACACAAAGCCGACGGGCCGATGCGGCTCGATCGCACGCGCGCCAAGGAAGTGCTGGCGCTGCTCGACATGCAGGACTGGATTGACGAGATCCCGGAGATGTACGCCGACCTCCTCGCCGGCGTGGCTGTCGATGGCGGCGATGAAGCCGTGGATCAGGTAGGCGCGACGCTCGCCGAAGAAGCCGAGGCGGCTATCGGAAAGAAGGCTACCGAATGGGCCGAGGATCGTGCGGCCGAGATGGTCGGCATGAAGTACGTCGATGGCGAACTCGTGCCGAACCCGAACGCGCAGTGGCAGATCACCGAGAGCACGCGCGACATGATCCAGGATGTCACGGCGCAAGCGCTGGACGAGGGCTGGAGCAATGACGAACTCGCGAGCGCGCTCCAGGCGAACTACGCATTCAGCGATGCGCGGGCCGAGATGATTGCCCGCACGGAAACCGCGCGTGCCGACGTGTCCGGTCAAGTTCTCGGCTGGAAGGCTGCGGGCGTTACGGAAAAGGAATGGCTCGCCGCGCCCGACTGCTGCGACGAATGCCAGGAACTGGACGGCGAGACCGCGCCGATTGAGGGCGCGTTTGCCGGCGGCGCCGACGTGCCGCTTCACCCGCAATGCAGATGCACGTGTTTGCCCGTCTTGGATGAGGCAGCCGACCAAGGAGATCAGGAATGACCATCAAGAAGCTCTACGCCGACATCACGAAGACCGAAGCGCTGGACGACGGCACGGTCAAGGTCTGGGGCTACGCATCGAGCGAAGCCGAGGACAGCGACGGCGAGACGATCACGGCTGACGCCATGAAGGCCGCGCTGCCCGACTACATGAAGTGGGCGAACGTGCGCGAGATGCACCAGCCGAAGGCCGCCGGCACTGCCATCGAAGCCGAGGTGCAGGACGACGGCCGCACATGGTTTGGTGCGCACATCATCGACAGCGAGGCCGTGAAGAAGGTCAACGCTGGCGTCTACAAGGGCTTCTCGGTCGGCGGCAAGGTCACCGGCCGCGACGAGCTGAACAAGTCGGTCATCACCGGCATCAAGCTGGTCGAAGTGTCGCTCGTGGATCGCCCGGCGAATCCGGAAGCAGTCTTCACCGTCGTCAAGGCCGAGACGCTCGAAGAGCCTGCGGCCGCGCCGAGCGCGATCGACCAGCTCGCCGAACTGCTCAACAAGGGCGAGGTCACCGCCGAGCGGCTGCTCGAACTCGCGAAGACGCCCGCCGCGCCCGGGCAGGACGATGCCACGAAGGCCGCCGATGCCGAAGACCTGGAGAAGGGCATGTGGTCGGTGCAGGACTTCGCCGGCGTGCTGAGCACGATCGGTTGGATCTGCCGCGATGCGCAGTGCGAGGCCGACTACGAGGGCGATGGCAGCGCCGTGCCTGCCGCGCTGCGCGCCTGGGTGGCTCAGGGCATCCAGATCTTCAAGGACATGGCCGCCGAAGAGACGACCGAGCTGCTCGCCGATCTCAAGGCTGCAGCCGGCGACGTCGACGTGATCGAGCTCGCCGCGCGCGGGCAGGATCTCGCGAAGGCCGGCGCGCGCTTCTCGAAGGCCACGAAGGATTCCCTGGGCGCGATCCACAAGGCCGCCAAGGAGTGCTGCGACCACCTCGACAAGCTGGGCTACGCCGGCGCGGACGAGGAAGAAGGCGAGGACGCCGGCAAGGCCGCAACGCCCGACGATCTCGCGAAGGTCGCGGGCGATCTGGATGTCGCCAAGGCGGATCTCGTGAAGCTCGCTGCCGAGCGCGACGAACTCGTCAAGCGGGTGAAGGAACTCGAATCGCAGCCGGCGCCAGGCAAGGCGCTGCTCAAAGCCGTCGGCAAGGGCGGCGACGTTGTCGACCCTGACAAGCAGACGAATCTCGAAATCGTGAAAGACGCGCGCGGCGAGACCAACGAGGTCGCGTCGCTCATCAAGACCATCCATGCGCAAGGGGGCGCTCGACTCGCCTGAGTCGCGCGCCAGTTCATAACCAACCGTTCGAAGAAACCCCGAAGGCCCGCGAAAGCGGGCCTTTCTCATTTCTGGAGGCTCCGACATGGGCACCAACACCACCGAAGAAACCCTTGCGCTGCTCAAGGCCGCGCAAGCCAATCCGGACGAGCTCATCAAGAGCTTCGTGCAACCGGGTTCCGCAACGACCGGCCTGCAGGCGTACAACCTCGAAGCGCCGTCGAAGAAGCTCTTTCCCATCCTGACCCCGCTGCGCAACAGCATCGCGCGCATCGGCGGCGGCTACGCCATTCAGGCGAACTGGAAGGCGATCACCAACATCAACGTGAACAACGTCCGCGCCGGTGTCGGCGAGGGCAAGCGCGGCGGCGTGATCACCCACGCGCAGTCCGAGTACTTCGCTGCCTTCCGCGGCTTCGGCCTGGAAAACTTTGTGACCTTCGAGGGCAACTACGCCTCGAAGAACTACGAGGACGTGAAGGCGCTTGCCGTCGAGCAGACGCTGCAATCGACGATGGTTCAGGAGGAGCGCTTGATCTTGGGCGGCAACACCTCGGTTGCGCTCGGCACCACGCCGACGCCGACACTTGCGACCGCGACCACCGGCGGCACGCTCGCTGCGGCAACCTGGTCGGTCATCTGCGTCGCACTCTCGCTGCAGGCCTACCTCGACGTGGTCGGCGTCAACAACGGCGCGATCGGTCAGACGTTCGATCCGACGACGGCCGTCGTCCCCGGCAGCATCACGCGCACCAACGCTGACGGCACCACCGACACCTTCGGCGGCGGCTCCGCGCAGAAGTCCGCCAGTGCGACCATCGCGACCACCGGCTCGACATCGACCGTCTCGGCGAGCGTTGCTGCGGTCAATGGCGCCGTTGGCTACGCCTGGTTCGTTGGCGCGGCTGGTGCCGAGCGTCTGTACGGCGTGACCTCGATCAACTCGATCGTGATCACGGCCGCAGCGAATGGCGCCGCGCAGCTTGCGTCCTCGCTCGCGGCTTCGGACAACTCGACCAGCGCGCTTGACTTCGATGGCCTGCTCACGCAAGCCTTCAAGGCGGGGTCGAACGCCTACATCGCCGTGCAGCCGACCGGCACCGCTGGCACCGGCACGCCGCTGACCTCGGACGGCGCCGGCGGCATCGTCGAGATCGAAGCCGCGTTCCTGGCGTTCTTCAACAAATGGCGCCTGAGCCCGACGAAGATCTACGTCAGCACGCAAGAGCTGATCAACATCACGAAGAAGATCATCGGCAACGGTGGTGCGCCGCTCCTGAAGCTCAACGCCAACATCAACAGCCAGACGCAGGCCATCGCTGCGGGTGTCGTGGTCGGTTCCTACTGGAACAAGGTCACCGGCACGGAAGTGCCGCTCGTGGTGCATCCGAATCTGCCGGCTGGCACCGTGTTCTTCTTCACCGAGCGCCTGCCGTACCCGATGTCGAACGTCGGCAACGTGGTCCAGATGCTGATGCGTCAGGACTACTACCAGCTGGAGTGGCCGCTGCGCACCCGCAAGTACGAGTACGGCGTCTATGCCGATGGCGTGCTGCAACACTACGCCCCGTTCTCGATGGGCATCATCACCAACATCGCGAACGGCTGATCGCCGGTCTGACGCAACTGCAGGGGCTCCGGCTTCGGTCGGAGCCCTTCCTCTTTCCAAGGAGTGAGATCCATGAAACTGCAAGGACCGAAGGGCTGTAACGGCGCGTCCGTGGGCGGCCAGTTCTTCCAGGCTGACGACAACGGCATCATCGACGTGCCCGACGACGGCAACTACCTGTCGTCGCTCGCGCCGCACGGCTTCGTGCTCGCGGTGGAGAAGCCTGCCAAGGGCAAGAAGGCTGCCGCCCAGCAGGAAGATCCGCCCGCCGATCCCGAACCCGAAGCGCCGGCGCCCGAGGTGCAACCGTGAAACTGCAAGCACCCGCAGGCGTGACGCAAGTCATCCTCGACGACGGCCGCGCCCTCGCGCCGGACAGCAACGGTCAGATCGACGTGCAGCCGCACATGGTCAAGCCACTGACGGATGCCGGCTACACCGTCGTCGGCCCTGACGCGCTCGTCTCGGATGCACCCGTACCGCCTCCCGAAACCGTCTTCGCGGAAAGCTGACCCGTGGCCGCGACCGATCTGACGACGCTCGCCAACGTGAAGGGCTGGCTCGGCCTGGCCAACACGACAACGGATGATGCGCTGCTCGCGAGGCTGATCACCGCCTACAGCAGCTACATCCAGACGTGGCTGAATCGACTGATCGCGATCGTGGCCTATTCCGAGCAGCGTAGCGGCACCGGCAAGTGCGCGATCACGGCGGGCGACTACCCGCTCGTGAGTGTCACCCTGGTGCAGGTCGACGGCGTCACGATCCCCGCGTCGCCCGATGGCATCCAGCCGGGCTACTACTTCGACGAGAACACGATCTACCTCGCGGGCTACGCCTTCACGCGTGGCCGCGCGAACGTGAAGCTCGCCTACACCGCGGGCTTCACCAGCACGCCGCCCGAGCTGGAGCAGGCCGTCATCGAACTGGTTGCGCTGCGCTACAAGGAGCGCGACCGCATCGGCCACCAGAGCAAGACGCTCGCGGGCGAGACCGTCAGCTTCTACATCAAGGACTTCCCGGACTCGGTCCAGACGATCCTGAACAACTACAAGAAGGTGGTGCCGCTGTGAGCATCGCAGTCGTCGGCGACAAGGAAGTCATCGAGCGCTTCCACGCGCTGCCCGAGCGCACGCGCGCGGCCGTGGCAGGCTCAGTCGGCCGCCTCGCGCTGCTGCTTCAGCGCCGCGTGATGCAGAAGCTGTCGGGTGATGTTCTGAACGTGAAGACCGGGCGCCTGCGCCGCTCGATCGATCAGGTGGTGCTGCGCGACGACGCGCAGATCGTAGGTGTCGTCTCGACGAACGTGAAGTACGCGCGGGTGCATGAGTACGGGTTCTCCGGAACGGTGAATGTGCGCGATCACCTGCGCCAGGTGAAGCAGGCCTTCGGCCGACCGATCGCTGCGCGCGCTGTGATGGTCACGGCACACACCCGCAAGGCGAACGTCCCTGAGAAGTCGTTCCTTCGCTCTGCGCTCGCTGATATGAAGCCCCAGATCATCGAAGAGATGCGACGCGCAGCCAAGGCCGGGATGAACTCGTGATCCAGCGCGAACCGATCTACGCTGCGCTATTCGCGAAGCTGCAGGCGATTCCGGGCGTCGTCACGTGCTCGCGCCGGCTGGTGCATTGGGCGGACGTCACGTCGGCTCAGCAGCCCGCCATTTTTCAGGCCCAGCGTAGTGAGCAGGTCACGCAGGAAACGGGCAATCCGACCGTCTGGAAGCTGGCGGTCGACATCTACATCTACGTGAAGGCGCCGACGACTGACGCGCCAGCGCAGTACCTGAACCCACTGCTCGATGCGGTCAGCGCCGCGCTCGGGCCCGAGAACCCCGTCACCAATCGCTGCACGCTCGGCGGCCTCGTGCATTACGCGCGCATCGCCGGGCAGATCGAAACCGACGAAGGAACGCTTGGCGATCAGGCCGTCGCGATCGTGCCGATCGAGATCCTCGTTACCGACTAACCGACCCACACCACACCGACCACCGAAGGCCCGCCATTGCGCGGGCCTTTTGCTTTTCTGGAGGCCACATCATGCAATTCCTCTTCGGCGCAGGCGACTTCTACGGCATCCCGCTGACGGACGCTCAAGGCAATTCCATCTCCAACCCGACGCCGATCCATCTGGGCGTCATGCAGGAGATGTCTCTCGACTTCCAAGGCGACGTCAAAGAGCTGTACGGTCAGTACAAGTTCGCGGTCGATGTGGCTGGCGGCAAGAACAAGGTCAGCGGCAAGGTGAAGAACGCGCAGATCTCGGGGCAGGCCGTCAATTCGCTGTTCTTCGGCCAGGGCATGACCAGCGGCACGATGATGGCGGCGTACAGCGACACCACCGGCGCAGCCATCCCCACGACGCCCTACACGATCACGCCGACAGTGCCGGGCTCGGGCACCTGGCTGGAAGACCTCGGCGTGGTCGATTCGAACGGCGTGCCGCTCACGTGCGTGGCTTCCGCGCCGGCCACGGGGCAGTACATGGTTGCCGCTGGCGTCTATACGTTCGCTGCCGCTGACACCGGCAAGACCGTGTTCATCAGCTACCGCTACTCGGCCACCTCGACCACGGCGAAGAAGATCAGCGTGGTGAACCAGCAGATGGGCGCCGCGCCGCTGATCAAGGCCGAGCTGCAGGTCTCGTACCGCGGCAAGCGCGCGCTTGTCGTGCTCTACAACTCCATCTTCACGAAGCTCTCGCTCTTCGGCACGAAGCTGGACGACTACAGCGTGCCCGAGCTCGACTTCAGCGCCTTCGCCAACGGCGCGAACCAGATCGCCGACATCTACGTTTCGGAGTAATCGCTGATGTCCAACATCAAGTACGAAGGCGTGCGGATCACACTCGGGCAGCAGGAATACATCGTCCCGGCGCTCACCATCCGCCAGATGCGCGAGCTGACGTCCGAGCTCGCGGACCTCAAGGGGATCGGTGCCGAGCCGACCAGCGACGAGATCACCTCAATGCTGCGGATCGTGCTCGCGGCGATCTCGCGCAACTACCCGGACATGACGATCGATGCGCTCGAAGATGCCATCGATCTGAACAGCCTCGCGGTCGTGATGCAGGCGATCACAGGGCAGTCCGGACTGGAGCGCGTCAAGCCGGGGGAAGCGTAGGGCGGCCCCTGTCTTGGGACGAGCTGTATGCGCACGTGATCACCGTCACCGGGTGGCGGTGGTCCGACATCGACGAGATGACGCTCCCCCAGGTGCAGGCGCTGCTCGACTACTGGGCAGAGAGTCCGCCGATTCACATCCTGCTCAAGCACTTCATGGGGTTCGAGCGCAAGCAGCCCGATGAGGCGGCGCAGCAGATCGAGGCAGAGCAGTACCTCAACCGCGTGACCTCCACCGAGTTTGACGAAATCCTGAAGGCGCACGGCCTCACGGCCGGCGAACAAAGCACATGAGCCAAGACGATCGCATTGAAGTCCAGTTCGGGGCCAAGACGTCCGAATTGGATCGCGGCGCCGCGCAGGCGCAGGCCGCCGTCAGGGACTTTGCGAAGACGACAAGCGATGCGGGGAAGACGACAGAGAGCACCTGGGCTGGCGTCGGAACCCTCTTCGAGGGCGTATCCCAGATCATCCGCGGCGCCCTCGGTCGATCGACCGAAGACATCGAGACCTTCGGGAAGATCGCGAAGACGGCTCTCTCTGGCGTCGGCAGCGGCATCGGGGCGCTTCCCGCCATCGTCGGCGGGGTGACTGCCGCTGCCGCTGGCGCGGGCGTCGCATTGTTCGCGCTCGGCAAGAAGGGGATCGATACCGCCGACGAGATGAACGACTTGAGCCAGCGAATCGGCATCTCGGTCGAGGATCTTGCCGGCTACAAGCTTGCGGCCGAATCGTCCGGCACGTCTCTGGAAGGCATGGCGACGGGTGTGAAGCGCCTGTCTGTGTATCTGACTGAGCACGGCGACAAATTGCGCGCGGCCGGCATCACGGCAACGACTGCGGACGGGGCCATGCGCCAGCTTGCGGATCGGTTCCAGCAGATGCCGGACGGCGCGACGAAAACCGCTGTTGCGATGGAGCTGATGGGGCGCTCTGGCGCCGACATGATTCCGCTCTTGAACGGCGGCGGTGCAGCGCTGGGGCAGATGATTCAGCGGGGCAAGGAACTGTACCCGGTGACCACCGAAATGGCCCAGGCTTCCGACGCGCTCAACGACCAGTTGCAGGAAGTGAAGCTCGCGCTCGAAAGCGTGAGCATCCGCGTCGGGAAGATGCTCCTGCCGGTTCTCACGGACATGGCGAAGGCGTGGCAAGCGAACGTCGAGCAGATCGGCGCAGCGAACGCAGCCCTCGTCACGCTCGGGCAGACGGGCGTCATCGGGCAGACCATCTCGGTCCTGTGGGCCAACGTCTCGTATGTGTTCGAACAGGTCGGCAGAGAGATCGGCGGCATCGCGGCGCAGATGGTGGCGCTGGCGCACGGCGATTTCCGTGGTGCTGGAGTCATCGGCGACGAGATGAAGGCCGACGCCGAGAAGGCGCGCAAGGAAGTGGATGCACTGACCGATCGCATCCTGAACTTCCAGAACATTAAGAAGTCGCTGCCGGCCAGCGTCGCCGACTATGGCAACGCCCAGGAGCCTGCCGGCAAAGGGGGCTTCGACGCCCTCTTCGCGAAGAAGCAGAAGGATGAGACCCGCATGAAGGAGTGGGAGGCGGAACTCGCCGAACAGAAGCTCCACGTGCAGGAGATGGCGCGCGCGGAGGGCTCGTTCCGCGAGATGAGTCTCGCCGAAGAGGCGGCCTTCTGGCAGAAGAAGCTTTCGCTGACGAACCTCTCCGAGAAGGAGCGCGTCGCGCTGCGGCAGAAGTACGCAACTGCCGCGCGCGCCGCTGACAAGCAGGCCTTCGATGCAGCGATGGAGGAGGGCCGGGCCGAGATCGCGTTCTACAAGAACAACCTCGACGCGAAGCTCGTCCTCGAACAGCGCCAGGCCGAGAAGATGAAGGCGGCCTACGGCGAAGAGTCGAAGGAATACGCCGCCGCGCGCCGAGAGGTGCTCGCAGTCGAGCGCGCCATTCAGGCCCAACTCCTGCAGATCCAGCAGATCCACCGCGACAGCGCGAAGGATGCGGCGCTCGCTCAGGTCGACGAGGAAGAGGCTGACGCGCAAACCCGCGTCCGCATCGGCGAGATGACGAACAACCAGCTCATTCAACTGGAGCAGGTTTTCGAGATGCGCCGCAACGCCATTCTGCGGGACGCGCTGGCCGATCGCCTGCTGATTGCCGAGAGCGACCCTGACCGCAACGTCGAAGAGATCGCGCGCCTGAATGCCGAGAAAGAGGCGCTCGAACGCCAGCACCAATCGAAGCTCGCCGCCATTCGGCGACAGGACGCCGAGGTGAACTATGCGGTCTGGCAAGACCTTTCGAGTCGCATGAGCGGTCTGTGGGACAAGGGCGTCGAAGCAATGATGAACGGCACGCTGAGGTGGCGGAATGCGCTCAAGGCCATCGGCACCGAGGCCGTGGGCTGGTTCGCAAATTCGGTGATCAAGCCCATGGTGGCGGATTGGCTCATCGGCGAGAACACAAAATCCGCCGCGACGGCGCTCGGCGAACGGCTGCGTGCGGCGCTCGGCCTGCAAGGCGCGGCGACGACAACGGAAGCAAAAGCCGGCGAAGCGACAGCAGTGGTCAGCGCGAACGCAGCAGAGGCCGCCTCCGGGGCTGCGTCTTCGCAGGCCTCAATCCCCTACGTTGGTCCGATCCTCGCAATCGCCGCGATGGGCACCATCTTGGCGGCTGTAACGGGTCTTGCTGGCGGCATCAAGTCGGCGGCCGGCGGCTTCGATATCCCTTCCGGCATGAACCCCGTGACGCAACTGCACGAGGAAGAGATGGTGCTGCCCAAGGGCATCGCCAATCCGTTGCGCAAGATGCTGGCGGGCGGCGGCGGCAACCCTGACGGCGACGGGCCTTCCGGTGGCGGTGGCGGCGGCGGTGGGCAGGTGATCTACAACGACCACTCCGGCCGTCTCTCGCGCGCCACGATTCGCGAGAACGCCCGGATCATCGCCGAAGAGCTGAACCGCACGCATCGCGACGGCTGGAGGCCGAAGTGACCTTGCGCACGTACCCCGTTTATCCAGGCCTCAAGCCGACTACGTCGCGCACGCCGATCTGGAAGACGATCGTCAAGGAGGCCACGAGTGGGCGCGAGCTGCGGCTCGGGCGCCAGGCCTATCCGCGCTGGCAGTACTCCCTGTCGTATGAGTTCCTGCGCGACCGCGCGGCATTGCCCGAGCTGCAGGGGCTTCTCGCCTTCTACAACCTGTGCAACGGGCAGGCGATTGAGTTCCTGTACGTCGATGCCGACGGTGCGCCGGTTGTGGATCCGGACACTTCGTCCGTGATCGGCACGACGTATTCGGCCGTCGCCAATCAGGCATTCGGCACGGGAGACGGTTCGACAACCTTCTTCCAGCTCGCGCGCCAGCTTGCCGGCGGTACGAACCAGTTCGTGGAACCGGTGTGGGCGCCGACAGGGACGCCGAAGATCAAGAACAACGGCACGCTGCTGACTGCTGGCGTCGATTACACGCTGTCTGACACCGGGCTCGTGCAGATGCTCGCGGTGCCGGCCGTGGGCCGCGTGCTGACCTGGACCGGCACGTACGCCATGCGCTGCCGATTCACGGCCGACAGCGTCGAGTTCAAGCGCATGGTGCTCGGCCTGCACGAAGCCCCGAAAGTCGAATTCATCTCGACCCTATGAAAACTGCATCTTCTGACCTCGACGCGCTGTTCGCGAGCGCCCGCGAGCTGTGGGTCGTCGACCTCTACCAGCTCACGCTGCTCGATGGCACCGTGGTGCGCTACGCCTCTGGCGGCCTCGCGGTGAGCTGGGGCGGCTTCACCTGGCAGGCGGCCGGCCCGCTGCTTTCGCGCGGCGAAATCTCGTGCGTGCGCGGCATGCAGGTGAGCACGCTGCAGCTCACCGTTGCGGCCGACACTGGTCATCTGCTGCTCGGGCTGCCCTGGCTGCAGGCCGTCTGCAATGGCGCGCTCGATGGGGCCCGGCTGCTGCTGCAGCACGCGTACGCGTCGGCGCCGGGCGCTGCCATCGTCGGGGTGCTGCATGGATTCGAGGGGCGCGTCGGCGACGTCGACACGGACTGGCTAGAGGCGCGCATCGAGGTCAAGAGCGATATCGAGCTCTTCGACACGCAGATCCCGATCCATGTCTATCAGTCCGCGTGCCGGTTCAGCCTGTACTCGCCCGGGTGCGGCGTCTCGCGCGCGGCGTTTCAGGTGTCGTCGAGTGTTGCGACCGGGAGTGATGCATCGAACCTGCATACCGGGCTCGCGCAGGCGGACGGCTGGTTCTCTGGTGGCAAGGTGTTCATCACGAGCGGCACGAATGCCGGCGCTCAGCGCACGATCAAGAAGCATGCGAGCGGCGTGCTGACGCTGTCCTACCCGCTCTCACATGCGCCAACGGTCGGCGATGCATTCACCGTCTGGCCGGGCTGCGATCACACGGCGCCGACGTGCAATTCGAAGTTCAGCAACGTGATCCGCTTCGGCGGACAGCCCTACATCCCGTCGGCCGTTACCGCGCTCTAGCCCATGAACGAACTGGATACGAGATCGGCGGTGGTGGCCGAGGCCCTGTCGTGGGCGCGCACGCCGTATCACCATGCCGCGCGCGTGAAGGGTGCAGGCGTCGATTGCGCGCAGCTCTTGATCGGCGTGTTCGTCGATGAGCTTGCGCTCGTCGACCCGGTCGATCACGGCGACTACCCGCGCGACTGGATGCTGCACCGGGACGAGGAGCGCTTCCTCGGACTGCTCACGAGTCGCGCGCGCGAGATCGCCCATCCGCTGCCGGGCGACGTCGTGCTCTACAAGGTCGGCCGCTGCTTTGCGCATGCGGCTATCGTCATCGACTGGCCCGAGGTCATCCACGCCTGCAGCCGCACAGGCTGTGTCGTGCGCGCCGACGGTGAGCAGGGATGGCTTGCCGACCGCGCGCGACGCTTCTTCTCGGCGATCGCATCATGAGTTTCGGCAGCACCACGATCTCGACCAGCGAGAGCAAGGTTCTCTCGCTGCAGGTTTCGCAGTCCTCGCAGGGCCTCGCGATCCCGCTCGTGTGGGGCACGACGCGCCTTCCGGCGAACCTGCTCTGGTACGACGACTTCACCGCGATCCCGCACACGAGCACGCAGAGTTCGGGCGGGAAGGGTGGCGGCGCCACCCAGACGAGCACGACCTACACCTACACCGCGGCGTTCGTCCTCGGGCTTTGCGCCGGCACGATCGTCGGCGTTCGCAAGATCTGGAAGGACAAGGAGACGACGAACCCCTCAGCGCTCGGCCTTGAGGTGCATACGGGCGCGCTGGGCCAGTCGGTCTGGTCGTACCTCACCACGAAGCACCCGGACAAGGCGATCGGCTACTCGGGCATCGCGTATGTCGCGACCGGCGCCTTCGACCTGGGCAATTCGTCGAGTCCGCCGAACCTTGCGTTCGAGATCCGCGGCATGCGCGTGGCCGGCACGTCGGATGATGTCGCACCGGCGGATGTGCTCTCCGATATCGCGACCGACCCGGTGATCGGCGTCGGCGTCCAGTCCGCCCAACTAGGCGACCTCACGAACTACCGCAGCTACTGCACGGCGATGGGCTTTGCGCTGTCGCCTGCGGTGGATTCTCAGACGTCCGCCTCGCAGGTCGTAACCGACCTGATGACGGCGACGCACTCGGATGTCGTGTGGTCCGAAGCGAAGCTCAAGGTCATTCCCTACGGCGACCAAGCTGTGGGCACCTGGACGCCGAACGTCACGCCGGTCTACGACCTCACCGAAGATCACTTCCTCGGTGTCGACCAGCCGATCAAGGTCACGCGCAAGCGCGTGTCCGATGCGTACAACTCGGTGAAGATCGAGTACTTCGATCGGGCGAACGACTACAACGTCGCAGTGGCCGAAGCGTCCGATCTCGCCGCCATTGACCGCTTCGGACCTCGCCCGATGTCGGCGCAGACGCTGCACATGATCTGCCAGCAGTCGATCGCCGAGACGGTCGCAAGCGCGATCCTGCAGCGCGAGACGAACCTGCGGAACACGTTCGAGTTTCAGGTCGACTGCCGCTTCGGGCGTCTTGAGCCGATGGATCTCGTCACGCTCACGCACGCGCGGCTTGGCATGAGCCGCATGCCCGTACGCATCGTCGAGACGAGCACGAACGAAGACGGCGACATCACGATCACGGCCGAGGAGTGGCCGTTCGGTGTCGCAGCACCCGCGCGCATCCCGTCGCAGGGCGGATCGGGCTACATCCCCGACTACAACGCTGCGGCCGGCAACGCGAATACGCCGGTCATCTTCGAGCCGCCCGTGTCGCTCGCTGGTGAGCCGCAGATCTGGATCGGTACGTCCGGTGGAACGTACTGGGGCGGCGCCGAGGTGTGGGTGTCGTTCGATGGCACGAAGTACAGCAACATCGGCGAGATCGACGGGCCCGCGCGCCACGGCATCACGACCGCCGTTTTCCCGTCCGGCGGCGACCCGGACAACACAAACACGCTGTCGGTGGATCTGTCCGTCAGCTCGGGCACGCTGCTGCCGGCCACGGCCGCCGAGCGCGACCTCTACCAGTCGCTGGTGTACGTCGGCGGCGAGCTCGTCGCCTACCAGGGTGCGACGCTGACCGGCGTTTATCGCTACGACCTGACGAACCTGCGCCGCGGTGCCTACGGCACGCCGATCAGCTCGCATGCGGTCGGCTCGGCCGTCCTGCGCTGCGACAGCGCGGTGTTCAAGTACAGCTACGACCCGGCGCTCGTAGGCAAGACCATCTACATCAAGCTGCGCAGCTTCAACCCTGTGCGCGCGGGCATTCAGGATCTCGCGAGCCTCACGCCGATCGCCTACACGGTGCTCGGGGCGCCGCTCGGCGCCGTCTCGGGCTTCACGCTGAAACAGGCATGGGTCGGTCGCACGTTAGCCGTGAAGTGGAACGCTTACCCGGGAGCGTCGAGCTACAAGCTTGAGTTCTACTCGGCTGGCACGCTCAAGCGCACGATCACTGGCATCACCGCGACCGAGTACAGCACGACGATCGGGCAACTGAAGGCCGACGGCCTGGGGCGTAGCGTCGAGTTGCGCATCTACGCGGTGGCCGCCAACGGGCAGAGCAGCTCGGCGTCTGTGCTCTTCGCGACCAAGGCGCAGATCGGCGCGCCGACGGTCAGCCTGCAGGACTCCGGGGGCGGCGCAATCGTCTCGTGCTCGCGCTCGGCAGACGAGTCGTACCTCGGGACGCGCATCTGGGCGTCCAGCACGAGCGGGTTCGATCCTTCCTTGGTCACGCCGAAATACGACGGCCCGAACGTCATTCAGGACATCCGGCCGCTCACGGCGGGCACTTGGTACGTGCGCGCCGCCCAATACGACGAATTTGGCCCGGACAGCCTGTCCTACACGTCTGAGGTTGCAGTAACGCTCATTGCTATCGCGCAGGGAACGCAGCGCGTAGCGAACGCCGCAACGATCACCGCTTCGCCCGGCAGTGCGCCGCCCGGCGGTGAGGCGTACTGGGCCGTCTATGACAACGCCACCGGCAAGATGGCGCGGTGGGACTCGGCAACCGGGCGCTATGTGTTTGCCGTGTCTGCCTCAGACATTCAGGACACGCTGGCGCTGGGAAGCGTGCCACCGATCCCGTTCAGTCAGCTGACCGGCTACATCGGTGCGCAGCAGGTCCAGACGGATTCGCTTCTCGCTCGCCATATTGCGCTCGGGGACTTCACGAATCTGGTCGCGGATTCGGGTTTCCGCGATCCCGGTTGGTGGACAAATGGCGCTATGACCGCTTGGCCGGCGGGCTTTGCCGCAGTTGATGGGGCCGGCGGCGGCCAGCCGTTCCGATTCCTGCGCATCTCTGCGACAGGGACGCTCTTCGACTACATGTCGATGCCGGTTCAGGTAGAGCAGGGGGCCTACTATCGCGTGCGGCTCAGGATGTACATCTCGCCGGACTTCGCGGGGTGGATCAGTCCGACTGTGTTGATCCCGAACGTTGGCTGGCCACTCCCTATGCCAGCGAAGGCGGCCTCGGCGGACCCGGTGGCGAACGTAGACCTTTCCGACTCCGGATTCCCGATCGTAGATGTTGCAGCGGCCGGAAAGGGCGGCTGGATCTCGTACGCGGGAATCTGGCAATGGAGCGACATCGCTTCGCTCTATCTGCGCACCCGACTCATGGGGCGCGTGACCGCAGGCTATGTTGAACTCGCTTTCGAGATCCAGCGTGCAAACGATGCGTCGCTCTATGTCGACGGATCGATAACGACCAATGCACTTGCAGCGACCACGGTCAATTTCGTCTCCGCGCAAGGAAGGCAGCTCGTCGTCAACGATCTGGCGGCCTACGGCCTTTCCGCTTACACGGCCAATATGGGGCTTCTGACGTCCGGTCAGTTCGACGTGCAGGGCTATGGCGGCGGGTGGGGCTACGCGCGAAGTTCCGGAAAGTGGTGGGCCGACGGCGCGACGGGATGGATTCTCGCGCGGGATGCCTCAAGCGGCTCGGCATTCCTCGAATTCAAAACGGGTACGAGTCGGTTCTGGATGTCGAGTTGGGGTGACTCCGGTATGGACTTCAGCGGCAAGTTCTCGCTGAGCGCGGGCGGCGACATGACGATGAAATCCGCACTCTCCGGCGCCCGGACCGAAATCACCGCCGGCAACATCGCCGTGTTCAACGGCTCCGGCGTGAAGCAGATCGACATCGGTGTGTGATGCCGCACTGCGACCTTTACGACGACGCGGGAACGCTGATCTGGTCCCTGTCGGATTACGGCGGCGTCATGCCTGACGTGCTCATCGTGCCGGCGCACTCGCCGGGCAGCTATTCATACCCGGATCTCATCGGGCACACGCTGTTCCTGCAGCAGATTCCGGCCGTGCAGACGATCACGAGCGGCCAGTCGGTGAATTACGGGGCTGTGAGCTACCCGAGCGGCGTGCCGACGGTGACCTTCCCCGATTCCGACGTTCCGCTCGCGTGCTACCTCTGGGCCTACTGACATGACCGCTCACGTCTCGATGCTGACGAACAGCGGGCTGATCTCGCTGTCCGCTGAGGCGCACTGCCCGCACTACCTCGGCCGCGCGACCTACCTCGACACGCAGACGCACGTCGACAAGGACGCGTCGATCGACGGCTACGGCGAAACGTGCTTCCGGTACCGCTTCAGCGGCACGCCGTGGCCGCCGGTGCCGTTCGTGCAGTTGTCGAGCAGCTACGGCTACGCCGTGCGCGCCGTCATCAACAGCGGCACGAACCAATGGGACATCTACATCGGGCGGTCGAGCGCATCAGCGCCGACGCCGAACGTCTTTTGCTACGGCCGCATCTCGTCCTTCTCCACGGCCGAGCCGCACTTCAGGCTGACCGATTCGGCCGGCAATCCGTCGTTCGACTTCAGGCTGAAGCCGATCCGGCTCAAGGCGATGCCGGACTTCACGGCCTACACGCCGGGTGTGCCGACCGGCTACCAGGATGTGCTGCTGCCGGCAGGGCTGACGCTACCCGCAACCGGCGCACCTTGCCCGGGGCATGGCGAGCAGTCGTCAGCCGTTGGCGCGTTCTACCGCGTCTCCGAATACCGGGCCTTCTGGATTCTCAGCGGCTCATACCTGCGCCGCATCCTGCAGTTCGTCGCCTTCTGGTCGGCGCTGGAGGACGGCAGCGTCACGCACGGCACGTATCCGGCATGGACCGCGCCAATCATCGACGTCAACGGACTTCCATAGGAGCCACTTCATGGGTCAAACCATCGACCAAGTTCTGAGTAATGGCGTGCGCGCGGGATACCGCGAAGTGCTGCGGATCAAGGTGGATTTCGTCGCCGGCAACGCCGTCGCCGACGTGGGCTACTGGCTCAGCGAATCCGACCGCACAGGCGGTGCGCCGGTCGTCTCGTTCGATTACCCGCTGATTCCGCTCGCGGAGCTGCAGGCGTCGCTGCAGTCGGCGGCCGACACTGAAAACGCTGTCGGCGCCTTCCTCGCCGCGCAGCAGGCCGAATCGCTCGAAGGTGCGCAGCAGCGCGCGCGTGACGTGATCGACGCCGCTGCTGGCACTGCGCGCGCCCGGTTCGTCACCGTCGCGCCGGGGCAGGACGGCACCTACGCGTTCAAGTTCGCGCAGGCCGAGGCCTACCTCGCCGCCGGTGCGCCGGAGGACGCGACCGCCTATCCGTGGGTGGCGCTTGAAGCGCAGGAGACCGGCAAGACGCCGGCCGAGGCCGCACAGCGCATCGTCGCGACCGGCACACCCTGGACGACGACGATCGGTCCGCTGATCGAATCGAAGCGCGTCGGCTTCAAGGACAAGATCACCGCGGCCACGACAGTCGATGCGGTGCTCGATCTCATGCGCGAGGGCCTGTCGGCGCTCGACGCGATCCGGCCGGAGTAGATCCGTGCTGATGCCTGAACACGTGCGGTGGCTGGTCAGCCACGGCCGCTTGTCTGCTGATGTTCTCAACGGCGTTGCCGTTGGTACAGCGTGCGTCACCGTGCTGGATGGTGAGTCGGCTTCATCGCCGGCAGCCACCAAAGCGGTGGCGCGAATCCGTGAAATCTTGAATCGAGTGGAGGTGCATCGTGAATGAAATCGTCCTCGGCGGCCTGATCTTCGCCGCATTCGTGGGTGGCATGGCCGCCTGGTACTTCCGCCAGAACAAGAAGACGAGCACCGGTTCCGGTGCTGGTGGTCCGTCCAAGCCGCCGGTCAAAACGGAGTGATCCAGCGAAAGGGCTCCGAACATGCCGGAAAGAAACCTCACCGAAGCCGACGTCGATGCAATCGCCGATGCGCTGGAGTCCCGCTTCATGCAGCGCATCGACGAGCAGATCGGCCGCGGTATCCGCGGCTGGCTGATGAAGGTCGTAATGATCAGTGTCGTGTACCTGCTCTACATGGCCTACGCCAAGGGCATCAAGCCGTAGGAGGCAACCGTGTTCGAAATCATCTCTCTCGTGGTCGGCGGCATCGGCCGCCTTCTCCCCGAAGTCCTCGGCTACTTCAAGCAGGGGCAGGAAAACGCCCACGAACTTGCGCTGGTCGACAAGCAAGTCGAGCTCGCGAAGGTGCAGGGCGAACAAAAGCGCGCCGAGATCGCAGCGCAGGGCGATCAAGACCGCCAGACGCTGGGCGCGCAGACCGAAGCCAACACGGTAGGTGCATGGGACAACGCGCTGATTGAGGCGATCAAGACCGCTACCGCGCCGACCGGCAACAAGATGATCGATGCGCTGTCGGCCAGCGTGCGGCCGATCCTGACGTACTGGTGGTGCCTGCTGCTCTACACCGCGCACAAGGTCGTGCTGCTGTTCGTGGCGTGGCAGGGCCATGCAGCCCTTGGCGACTTCGCGCCGCTCGTGCTGACCGAGTTTGACCGGGCCGTCGTCGGCTCGATCATCGGTTTCTGGTTCGCCGATCGCGCGCTGCGGAAGTTCGGGAAATGACGGACCTGCTGCTCGCGCTGATCCGCCGGTTCGAGGGCTTCCGCGCGAAAGCCTACCTGTGCCCGGCCGGCTACCCGACGCAGGGCTACGGCGTGCGCGTCGAGTCGCTGGACGTGCCGCCGATCACGCAGGAAGAGGGCGAGCGCCGGCTGCGCGCGATTGCGCCGCGGTACGTGCGCCAGGCGCTCGCCGCATCGCCGGGGCTGGCAGAGAACCCGGCTGCGCTCGCTGCCATTGCGGACTTCTGCTACAACCTCGGCCCCGCCGCTTACCGTGGATCGACGCTACGCAAGCGGATCGACGCGGGCGACTTCGAACGCGCGGCGGCCGAGTTGCAAAAGTGGGTATGGGGCGGCGGTCGAAAGCTGCCCGGACTTGTGGCGCGACGCGCCGCAGAAGCTTCACTGCTCGCGCCGAGGTAATCCCATGTCGTCCGTCCGCTGCACCTTCTCCGGCGCCGAGCTGCGCGTCTATCGCTCCGAGCAACCGGCCGACTTCGAAGACTACGTTGCGGCCATGAACGTGACCCGTATCCGCGCGCGCGTCTGCATGCTGTCGATGTTCTGCGGCAAGGAGATGGGCCTGCGTGCCGTCCGGGCCATTGCGCAGAAGCTCTCCGCTTGCGGCTACGACATCGCGATCGCCGAGCGCGCGCCGACGCGCAAACTGCCGTTCGCCTCGGTCATCACCGAGGGGCCGCTGGCGGGTATGTGGCAGATCGATCTGAAGGCGGCGGCGGGGTGGTAAAGCGCGAGATTTTCTTTGTAAGATCCGCGAGTCAGGTCACGGCAAAATGCGGGCTCGCAGGCACCGCTAATTACAAAAATTCGACCGTAAGACTTTGAAAAACAAGGCTTGTATAGCGGATTGAAAATCCGCGTGTCGGTGGTTCGATTCCGCCTCTGGCCACCAAAGATTTCTAGGGTTTTGCTGTTCGGCAAAATCTCTCATCTTACAAACTTTGTAAGATCACCTCACCGCCGGAGCCTTCCTAACGCGCCGGCGGTCGTAGACTTTCTCCACCGTTTGCTCGCTCTTGTGCCCCGTCAAGTCGCTCGCCTTGCGACCGTCTTGGGCTAGATCCGTCGTCGCTTTTGCGCGCAGGTCGTGGAAGGTGAAGCGCTCGTTCCCGGCCTCGATCCAGTCGTTCATCGCGCGCTGCCACAGCGCCCGAAACCCGCTTGAGGTGTAGGGCTGGCCGGCCGCATTGAAGATCACGAAGGTGCTCGTGATCTTCGCCGGCATTGCGAGGGCCGCTTCGACCGCACGCCGCAGCCTCGGCGTCCATTCCACGAATGTCGATGCGCCGCGCTTACGCTTGCCGAACAGGATCCCGTCCGGCAGAAGCTTCGTGCGTGACAGCCTGAGGATCTGCCCCTGAGCTTTCGCAGTCAGGTAGGCAAGTTCTGCAGCCACGGCGATCCGCTCGCGCGCCTCTCCGCCCCCTCGCAGGAACGCGAGGAATGCGTCGAACTCGGCATCTGTCACGAGGCGTTCGCGCGCAGATTCCTCGTTTCGCTCGACGCCGACGCAAGGATTCGTTTCGATCGCGCCCTGGTTGACGAGCCGGGAGAACATCCGCGAGAAGAGCGCGATTTCCCGGTTGGCGCGGATAGGGGCCTTGGCGCCACGGAAGGTATGCAGGTACTTCCAGACGTGCATCGGCTTGACAGCCTCAGGCGCCATCTTGCCGAACGCCTTCTTCAGTTCCTCGACCTCGGCTTCATTCCCCTTGTAGGTCGCGACGGCAAGCTTTCCGGACGCCACCATGCGGGCGCGCTCGCGCATCATCTCGTCAAGGTGCTCGGTGATCTGGCCACCTGCAGGCGCCTCGCCGTCCATCTCCAGCAGCTTGCGCTTGGCGGCGCGCAGATCGTGGCCGAGATTGATGCGGCGATTGTCAGGCGTGATCGTGTAGTACGTCGTCACCCGCTTGCCCTTGTAGGCATACAGGCGCGACATGCCCAGATCCATCCCGGTTTTTCTGCGTCCGATCATGCTGTGTTCCAGTGCGACCAGTCGGGCTCCACGTCCCCAGCAGTGGCCTTGCCCATACCCATTCGCTGTTCCGTGTAGGCGCGCAGCACCTTGACCTTGTTCATGCGTGACACCGTGTAGGTCCAGCCATGCTGATCGAGCCACGCTTTCTGTGTAGCCGTCGTTCCGGCATCCGTCAGCTCCCGCAACTCGGCGTCGGTCAGGAACATGCTCATCACTTCCTCCGCCACGCGCACGCGACCGGTTCTGCCATGATCCAGAGATGCCGCATGTTCGCGACATTCACGACGTTGCGGTCATCCGGATAAATCTCGATGGCGTCGCTATCGCCGTAGCCGCACTCGCGCTTCAGCCGCTGCAGGTCATCCCATGTGATGCCGTCTTGCCAGCGCTCACCGGCCATGGTTGTACGGCATACGGATAGGCGGACGCGGGCCGGAGCTTTCTCGGCGAACTCCTGCACGAGAAAGTCTCGCGAGCGCAGAACGCGCAACTGCGGCGCGCTTGGGTCGGGCCATTGATCGCGAGGGATTTCGCGAAGCTCTGCCGGCTGTTTGGCGTTGTCGCGCTCAAGCTGTCGGCGCTGCGCCCTGGTCGTTACGATATCGGTCATTTCTGCCCCTTCAGCGCGCGGATCTCCTCGACGCACTCTTCCGCTGCGGCTTGGCCGCTCGTCTGCAGCTCCGGCCATTTGCCGTCGTTGCGTAGCATGTGACGCTCGGCGGCGGCTTCGCACACAGCTTGGCACTCGGTCAGCGCCTGCTCGCGGGCGGATTGCGCATAGGCGCGCATCTGGTCGGCGGTGAAGTAGTCGGCCATCGGTTGCCGCTCGCGCTTGGCGTTCAGCGGAGCTACGCGGATTGCGCGCTTCGGCAGCGGCGGCAACTTCTCTTCGTGAGTCATGATGAGGCCCTCTTGATCGCTTGCTCCGCACGTAGCTTTGCAATCAGCGTCGCAAGCATGTCCGCGTCGAAAAGTTCGTGAGCGCTCTGCCAGTCGATCCAGTGGCCGTGCCGATCGGGAACCCTGCGCACATTGCCGGCGTTGTCGAGCAGGAACGAGAAACGCGGTAGCGCGTTCAGACCGCGCCGCAGAGCTTCCATTACTTCTGCTTGGGCGTCGTCGATCATTTGCCACCTCGGGCGTCGTGCTCGGCGAGGGCGACGTCGATGGCTGGCAGCGTTTCGTGAGCCGTATCGGGGCAGTCGGCATCAGGCATTCGGATGTAGCCAAGCGCCACGCCATTTCGGATGAAGCACTGCGCACGCCGCAGCGCATCCGCCAGCCCATCCGCATCCTTGCGCAGCCGCTCGTACTCCTGCTCTCTCACGATTGCGCATCCGGGCAGCGCGCTGTGAAAGCTGACGACATCCTCGTCAGTCATCGGCAGAAACTCGGCAACGCGGTCGGGCTGCGGGGCGGTGTAGAGCGGCTGTCGCGTCAGCGTTGCGCGTTGATACGATCCGACTTGCGAAGCCGGAATCACCATTCCTGTTCCGTGCGGCCGGCTGACGTGCCGGATGATGTACGCTACCGGCTCCGCGCTCCCCTGCGCAGCCGTCAAGGATTCCGCGACAGGAGCGGCGGCGAGCATGGCGCGGTAGGTAACGCGCGGGGAAGCGTTCATCTGCAAAGTCCCCGCATACGTCCCGGCTTGCAGCATCTCCGGCGTCGGCTCCTTCGGCACCAGCACGAACCCATCCGGCACCGCCTGCGCCTCTGCTTTTGCGCCGAACTGGTCGAGCATTGTCAGAACAAGTCCGTAAAGATTGTGTTTGGTGACTCCACTCACATCCCATTTCGAAACGAATATGCCGTGCTGCCGGGCAAGATCTACGCACTGCTCAATGGTCGGGTTCGTCACTTCCTGCACTCCTCGCAATAGTTGTTGTCCTGGGAGAACTCGGCCGGCGCGCACGTGACCGTGTAGGGCTTCTGGCACGTGCGGCAGTAGGCCCAGTTCTTGTCCTTGTTCGGGAAGAGGCCGATCGGCCACGGTGCGGGCTCGGCCGGCTTGCGGTTCGCCTCGCGCCGCTCGCGGTTGAATTCGGTGAAGGCGCCGCGGCTCACGCCGCCTCCCGCGCCATGAACTCACCCGCCATCGGCAGCCCGAGCGTGATGAACTCGCGGGCCGGCGTCTTCAGGTGCGCGAGCGCCGGAAGCTGACCGCCGATGCGACGGTTGATGTCGAGCGGCACGAACGGCGCTGCGACGAGTTCGACTTCGGGCTCGGCGCGATACACCGGCCGGCCGGATTTGCGTTGGGTCTTCATGCTGCCTCCCTTGCCACATCGACGATGCTTCGTCTGCGCATCGGCATAAGCGCGCCTTCTCCGCCTTCGAATCTGAAATGCCCCATGCGCGGAAGCTCTTCATCGTTCAGTTCGGGACTCCATGCGAACTCAACGCCGGGAAGCGAAGCAATGAGGCGCGCATACCTCACCGCCATCACACCGTTCAGGTAGTCGAGAGAAACAGCGGGGGCTTCTCCGAGACCGTCGCAGTTCCAGCAGTGCGTGTCAGGGTGGACGCCCTGCACAGCGCCAGATCCATCGCATTCCTTGCATTCGTACAGGTGCGTCCCGTAGTCGAACTCGCCATCGCCGTCACACTCCGAGCACACGCAGACCATGCCGACACCGGAGCAGACTAGGCACGGTTCCGCAGAGGGCAGATCGGGCGCAAACGGCGCGAAGTGCAGCTGCCGTCCTTTGGTGATGAAGTTGTCGATGTGGCGCGCGTACTTTGCGGTTTCCTCGCCATCCGATGCCTCAAGGCTCTTGTCATCAGGAATACGGATTGCGATGTGTCCGTTTGTTGCGTAGATGTACTCGCCGAGTCGGATCAGTTGGCGCAATGCGCTACGCGGATCAGCGACGCCGCAAAACTTCTGGATGTCCTTCATGCTGCCCTCCGTTCGGCGCGGGCTCGCGCCTGGTTCTTCCGTGCGTCGCGGAGCTTGTTGTAGGCGTCCGCATAGACCGTCCCAGCCTGACGCGGCCACCAGTCGCAGGCGAAGTCCACAAGCGCCTGCAGCGCTTGCATCTCGTCCTCGGTCGCTTCGAGCACCCCGGTTTCCCCGGCGCGGTCCTTGATGTTGGCGAGCGCCACGTAGCCGAGTTCGCATATGGCGCCGACGCCATCGACTGAGCCGGCCGCGAGCGTCAGCATGTCGCGCACGTCGGCGAGCACGTCGAAGGATTCGGTGTCGGCGCGGCCCTCGGCGAAGGCCTGCAGCGCGAGGCGTTCGGCGATCTCCAGCTCGGGCACGATCGCGAGGGCGATCAACGTCGGCGTGCGGGCTTCGCGCGGGCGGCGATTGGAGCGTTTGCGGGACATGGCGGATTCCTTGTTCAGCGTGTCAATGTCCGCCCGGCGCTTGGGCTTGGCCGGGCGGCACCCTGGATTACGGCTTGCCGGAGATGACGGGGAAGCCAGTCGCCGTCTTGATGCGTGCGAGTTCGTCGGCGACAGCGCTCTTGAACACGCGATCAGCGCGGATCAGCTCGTACCAGAAGGTGACCTTGCCGTCCTTCTCGCGGTACTTCAGACGCGCCTCCAGCGGGTATGCGTTCGTGCTTCCATCGAACACGGGAACGCCTAGCGTGAAGCGCTCGAATACCTGCATCTTCGTGCGCGTGTCCTTGTCCTCGTCTTCGACGAACTCGAACTGCACGCCACCGCTTTGCAGGTTGATCTTGCTGCGCAGACGCTTCTCGGCATTCGCTTCGAAGCCGAGCGCCATCTGAAGGATGTCGGCGCCGGACGGCATGTTCGGGACGTTGGCCACGTCCGGAAGGTTGTCTTCGAGCCACGTTGCGAAATCCGCCTGGGTGAAGTTCTGCTTGTTCTTCCCGAGCCAGCGCTTCCACTCGACGGCCAGCACCGGAGAGAAGTTGCAGCGGTGGTCACGCCACTGCTGTGCACCGGCTTCCGCGCCGTGATCGTTGATGACAGCCACGAGGTTGAAGCGGCTCGCCTCGGAGTCGATGTCCGCATACACGGTGCAGTTGTCGAGGCTGCCATGCTTCTTCGTGTAGAAGATGAAGCTGTCGGTGTCCGTCGTGGTGACGTTTGCGTGCTTGCGGAAGGGGAATTCCTGCAGCGATTCGAGATCTCGAATGCTGTAGCCATCGGGGACCGCTACGAAGGGCACGCCGCCGTGGGAGAAGACGGGCTGCACTGCGGCAGCACCGGCGTCGAGGATGGTCCGGAAGTTGTCGGTCTGGTCCATGAGGAATTTGCCTTGGATGTAGAAGTGGTGGGAGTTACGCGGTGACGGACTTCAATTCGCGCGCGGGCTCGGGCGCGATGGCCTTGAGGTCGAGCTTCGTCTGACGCGGGTCTTCTGCCAGCAGATTTCCTTCCGGCGTGGCCCACAACAGCGACTCGGCGGGCAGCCCCTTCGGCTTGGAGATGCTGACCTCGGCCTTGACGGCGAGCGCGCCAGCAGTGGAGGGCTTGACGGCGATCTTCAGCGTCAGCGTTCCGACCTTGCTGTAGGCGGCGACGGCGGTGATCAGCTCGCTGAACTTCTCGCCGGCAGCGTCCATGATGGGTTGCAGATCACCGTCCTCGTTTTCGATGCGGACGGACTGGAGGTTCTCGTTCAGCGGTTTGGACATGCAATTACTCCTTGGTTTGGGTGCCGGCCGCCGCGCATATCGACCAAGATGCCCAGCGCGGGGCGGATGGCGGCCGGCGGGTGAGCGTTAGGCGGTCAGCGCTTCGCGGCGCTCGTTGTAGAGCGCGGTCAGGCGCTGCTGTGCGGCCTCGTCTTCGACGGCGCTGATGAGATCCGCAGCCACGTCGAGGATGTCGACAGACGCAGCCTTCTCCAGCGACGCGCGAATCGTGTCTTCCGTCGGAGCGGCGGGGTTCTGACGCTTCTCCGGCTTTTCCTTCTTCTGCGGCTGATCAGGAAGAGTCGCGAGAACGCCAAGCGCCTGAGCTGCTTCGCGGAATGCGTCGATGGAGGTGTTCGCCGCGGAGGCGAGGCCGCGCAATTCGCCGTAGGTCAGGTCAGTGAGCGAGCCTCGAATGAGGGTGATACCCTGCTTTGCGCAGAAGGCCGCAGTGCGCTCGCGCAATTGCTCGATGGTCAGTTCATCGCTCTTGTTGTTCGCGTTGAGCGACTTCCGTTCGAACTCGATGATGACGCTCTGCGGAAGCACGGCGAGCACGCCGTTTCGGTACGCCTTCGATTCCGCGATGGTGCTGTAGTGCGGACGCTCGAAGCTCTTTCCGTCCCGTGTCTTCTCCAGCTTCGTTTCAGATTTGCGCACCTGGACACTGTTGCCGGTCTTGATGTCGCTGATCTCCATGACGACTTCGTAGAAGTCTGGATCGCTCGCAAGGTCCGGCAGCTCGCGCGTTTCGATGCCGAGCGGCTCGAACGTGCGGAAGATGAAGAGCGCGCCACGCTTCTCGGTGCTGGCAACAATGCGCTGCTTGATGCCCTTGTATTCGGCGGCAAGTTGGCGCGCACCGATTACGGAAATCCCGGTGACGGTCGTTCCCTTGATCGAGAACGAATAGACGAATTCCCGATTGGCCGTGCCATGCAGCAGATTGTCGCGGATGAGCTGGTCGTCGCGCTCCTGCATGACGTGGTACGCATCGGGATCGAACGTCCGATGCGGACGACTCAGAAGGTCGGCGAAGACACTATCCGTCGTGCCGCCTGCGGCAAATGCCTTGAGGGCTTGCGTGCTCATGAGTAAGGCTCCGGGTTACTTGAAGAGGAAGCGGCGGGATGCCTGCTTCGTCGAGGTGTGGGCGCCAATCAGCGCGGCGCGGGATGCGTTCGGGATTGAGGTCATTGCGGCGCGCGCGACCTGCTCCCAGTCGGTGGAAGTTTTTGGTGAGCCTGACTTCCATGTGGCGAGCTGATCGCCGACGGCGTCATAGGCGACCTCTGCGTCCTGCATGCGTGACATGAAGGCGGTCTTGATCTCGTCGACCTCGCCTTCGAGCGCCTTGATTTGCTCAGCGAGCGAGGCACGGCGCAGCGATAGAGAAACAAAGTCGTCGGCGAGCGTGACGGCGCGACCCGATGCCTGCGGCCAGAGCGTGCGGGCCTCTTCCGGTGTCGTCGGTGCGGGCGGCGTGTCGCCCTGAACGTTGTCGACCCAGAAGCGCTCTGCTCGCTCGAAGAGCCATGCGATCAACTCTTCGTCGCGGTTGATCCGGTACACGCGGAAGTCGCTGTTTCCGATCAGCACGGCGAGATCGGCACAGGGGAGATCGGCCACGCCCATGTACCAATGCACCTGGGCGGTGTAGGCCAGCGGCAGCTGCGCTTCGGGATCGTCTTCGTTGCCCCATTCCTTGGCTGAGAAGGCGCCGGCCGTCTTGCATTCGAGCAGCGTGTCGGTGCGGATCTCGGACCGGTGTGCGGCTACCTTCGCGCCCTCGGGGATGACGAGCCGATCGAGGTTCGCCAGCGCAAACGCGAGCTTCGGATGCCGCAGCGTTGCGTTGTAGCGCTGCACGCGACGGCCGGTGCGCTCGGTGTAGAGCTCGGCCACCAGTTGCTCAGTGAAAGAGCCGACGCGCATCGGCAGCGTCTCGGCTTGCGGCTCAGCGCGGCCCGTCTTGTCGAGCCAGACGTCGAGTGCGCTGCGGAACTTCGAGACGCCGACGATGGCGCCGATGTCTGAGCCGCCGACGCCTGTGCGGCGCAGGGCGAGCCAGTCTTCGCGCGGGCTGTTCATGCTGATGTCCTCACTTATTCGCCGTCAGCACCGGCTGCGGCGCGTTGGATTCGATGACGAGTTGATCGTCGAGGCCTTCGGCGGCGAACCACGCGTAGCCGAGGGAGAAGGCGAGCGCGAGCAGCCAGTCGGTGATGTGGCGCTTCATTGGGCGGCCTCGATCGCGGCCTCTGCCTGCTGCATCGCCTCGCTGGCAGCAACGAAATGCCCGGCACGCGTCTCGAAATAGACGTACTGCTTGCCGTCTTTTCCGGCGAGCGCCAACTGGCAGACGTGGTGCAAACCGGTCAGTGCTTCGAGCAGCCGCGTGTTGCCGTTGCGGAGGGTGTCGCGCTCTGCCTCATAGTCGGCAATCAGACCCTTCGTGCGCTGCGTGATCGAGCCGCTAATCACCGTCACGTTCTCGATCTGCTCGGTTGTCATCCCTTGGAGCGCGTTCCAGCAGGCGACCACGCGGCGAGCCGTTTCCGGGTCGTCGCAATCGGCAATGACCTCAGATTCATCGCCTTCTGCAAACACGAGATGGCCACCCTGCGTCTCCTGAACCAATTTCGTGCTCATTCCCCCAACTCCCTCTCGATGACGCGCATCGGAATGCCGAGGTCGTCGGCCACGTCGAGCGCTTCGCTGCGTGTGTAGAAGCCCTGCCGCCATTGCAGAGCGATGAGTGCTGCCGAGCGCCGCATCGTGTCGTCGTGGCGCTGCGGGTCGCGGTCGTAGGTGGGCGTGGGGAACATCGCGATCACCCCGCGCACCGGTTCAGCACGGCCATCACGACCGCGCCGAAGGTGAAGACGAGCCAGAACTTGGCCCACTTCACGATTGCGTTGATCCGCGCGAGTTCGGCGTAGCGGCGGGTCATTGCGCGGCTCCCGTGGCTTTGGAGATGGCGGCGCGCTCTTCCTGACGAACCATCTCCGCAAAGGCATGAATTGCGTTGTCCTGAGCGACCGTCCCGGGCGTTTCGAATATCAAACCGCAGTCGCGCGCCATCTTCCATTCGCGGTCAGTGATTTGGGATTTCTTCGTGCACTCGCTCATTGCCCACTCTCCCATTTCGCATACGCAGCCTCGTCGGCCGCCTTTCGCGCCTGCTCCGGTGTCAGCGCCTCGAAGTCATCCGGATCGTTGCGCGGATCGTTCGGGTGATCCGTCGCCGGGAATCGCTCGTAGTCGCCGGGGCCGTGCATGGCGCCGTCCTATTCGCCGGAGCCGTAGCCGTCGCCGGAGCCGTAGCCGTCGCCGTAGCCGTAGCCGTCGCCGTCGCCGTCGCCGTAGCCGTAGCCGGAGCCGTAGCCGTCGCCGTAGCCGTAGCCGTCGCCGTCGCCGTAGCCGTAGCCGGAGCCGTAGCCGTCGCCGTAGCCGTCGCCGTAGCCGTCGCCGTCGCCGTAGCCGTCGCCGTCGCCGGAGCCGTAGCCGGAGCCGTAGCCGTCGCCGGAGCCGTAGCCGTCGCCGGAGCCGTCGCCGTCCGCATTGGCCGCCTTCACGGCCCACTCGCGGTCGATTCGGCAAGCCTTTGCAGTCGGCATCGCGAGCGCGCCGTGTTTCTCGACGGCAGTGGAAACGCCGTCAATGCACGCGCCTGCGTCAAGCAGATCGACGGCCGTGATGACAGGGCGGTACGCCCAATTCACTTGATCGCGGCCCATTTCGTTTGCGCCTGTTCGCTGACCTCGAAGACAGCCGTCACCTTGCGCACTTCGATATCCGCTTTGGCGCTGATGCGGGACTTGTCAGTCGGGCCGGTTTCAGCCAGTTCCATGACGCCCTTCGTGGTGCCGAAGTAGATCGCCATGCGGGCGCCCTTCAGTTGGATCGTGTCGCCGCTCGTGTCGTCGGCCATGCCGTAGAAGACTCCGCGGTGCTCGGTGCAAATGATGACGGGGCGTGCTTGTTGGCTCATGTCGTGATCCTCGGTGGTTGTCTGCTCCCGGAACGGGCCCCGGGCGGCCGTGGTGGTGCGTGTCTCGTCGATCCCGTTACCCCTTCGCGACTTCCTCGCGCTTCGCTGCGCCGTGTGTCGCTACGCCTCCGGCTTGTGGGTCTGGCCCTGGCTGCTGGCCTGCCGGTTCGTGGGGTGGTGCTGTGACCGCATTAAACAACGCGTTTATTTTAATGTCAACATGGCGTTGAAGTCTGGGCAACAAAAAACCCGCCACGTGGGCGGGTTTGGGTGGGCTCTGGCGGTGGGCTAGGGCGATCGATCGATTAGGTCGTGTCGGGCGACATGCCGCAGAATCGCGACGCAGCCGTGGTTGGGGTCCTGTCGGATCTCCATCGAAACTTTGAAGTTTCCGTTGATGTGGATCGTGTAGAGGTCGGGGTTCGAATAGCCTTCCAGCTTTTCGAAACCGAGCCCAGGCGGGCGAGGGTCAAGAAGAAGCTTCTCCAGCCTGTCATCGCAGCGCCCGCGAATTATCGGATCGAGCTTCGCGTATTCCTTTGCGAACCTTCTGGTCTTTCTGAAACAGTCAATCCGAACGCCCCCGGCGCCGACGACCGTCATGAATGCAGAAGGGTTTTGAGGTCCTCTGGCGAGCAGGCCGTGCCTTCAAGAACCTCGTCTAGGTCTGCGTCATGCTCCAGAAATTGCCAGCGCGCCTGGTTCAGCGCGTTGTGCAGATCGGCCACAGCCGAGATCGCTTGAGTAAAAGCGTCTTCAACGCCGTCGTCGGGGCGGAGCTGAACGTCAGCCCTCGCGCTCTCGCGCTTTGCAATCAGGGATTCATACAACGACTTCGCGGCGTCTTGGGCCTTCAGCAGGGCGGGCTCCAGCCGGTCTTCGTCGTCAATCACCTTTTCCGAAGCAAGGAGCTTCGGCGTGACGTTCTCGACGAACGTCGTGATTGCTTCGATGGTTCCCTTTTGCATGGCGAGCCAATCGCAGGTCGCCTCAATAGCGTTCAAGAGCTGGAGCGAGCGCGCCGCATCCGAACTCACCTTGGCGCCGACCGATAGCAACTCTGCCTGGAATGCTTCCAGGGCGTGTGCGGTCATAGCGTTCTCCTAGCGGTAGCAAAATAGCCCAAGTCTTGACTGCCCGGGCTTTTAGATATTAGTCACCCTAATATCTGATACACCACCATGTGTCAACTTCACTGCCTAGGACGCATGCGGCAGCGCAACACGTCCGCAACTCACCTAAACCCCTCCGGAATCACCGGCACTTTGCTCAATCTGTGAACTCGTCCGGGATGGGCGGGACGGAGATCGCCTTCCCGTCCCTAAAATCCACGCGCAGCGTCCGACTGCTGCCGCTGAGAGTGTTCACCCACACCCAGACGTAGATCAACGCGCCATCGCGGGCATCGATCCGGTTGGGGGCGCCTACCAAGTCGGTCACCTCTTTGGTGGTCATTCCTTTCTCGATCTTCCGGGCCTGATCCCACTTGAATGGGGTTCCGGCGCATGCGGCGAGCGCAGTGACGACGCTGATGAGGGCAAGGATCCGGACGAGGCTTCGTTTCAAGGGCATGCTTTCCTCGGGTGTTCAGGTAAAGAGGATCTGCGCGAGATCCTTGAGTCCAATGGCGATAGAGCCGAAGGCCGCCACAAGAATAGCGGCGGGGATGCAGCACCCCATGGCGGCGCCGAATTTGCGCTGGCGGCCAGAGCGGGTGAGGGGGATGCCAATCTGGCGAGATAGCTTCGCCTTGGCGCTTGAGATGCCGACAGCTCTCTTCCAAGAGACAGAAACGCCAGGTATTCCCTTCTTTCGTCCCATCACCCCTCCCTAGGGCTCGTCAGTTCTTCACCTGAAGCGCTTACGCGTCTGAACTTCCCGCAGGACGCCGAGGATCTTCCAGGATTCCCCAAAAACCTCCGCCTTGAACTGCGGGTTGCTCGGGACGAGGACGCGATCGGTTCCCTCGTGCTCCAGCTTCCGGCAAATCGGGCGGCCGCCTGACTTCGAGGCGAGAACCACATCGCCAAGAATGGGGTCGAGATCGCGGTCAAACACAAGCACCATCCCGGGCGTGATATCGGGGAGCATTGCGCTCCCTTCGGCCAAGATCGAGAAAAGCCTTCGTCCTGACAGATCTTTGTCGACGTTGATGGTTTCGGTAGCTGCTTCTACGGCTGAATCCACATCCATTCCAAGCGCCTCCAAGTTTGTGATCAAGGGTATTCGTAAATCCCTCAACCGCAAGCCCTGAAGTGAAGCTTCGAATTCATCATTTTTATCCTCCCTATCATCTGAGGAAGGATATTGCAGGGGCAGTAGATCAATGTGTGAGCTACTGCCAATTTTGCGCTGACCGGTGACATCCTGCATAGGCAGCTCGCCAGTTTCTAGCCACTGAATGCGGAAGCCGATGATGAGCGCGGCCTGAATCTTGGCTTCGTTCGAGACCCCACGCCGGGACCAGTTGTCGATCTTTTGCGGTGACGTCTCGAATCCGCCCTTCGTCAAACCGTCGGCGATCTGCGTTGACCCTTCCCAGCCTTTCAATATCCGGGCCGCTTCGAGCAGGCGCTCATAGTCCTTGTAGGTGCTCTTCTCGCTCATCCCGCAAGTGTGCCTACAGTAAACGCGGCGTTGATACACGCTGTGTTTGACATGCTTAAACATGGTGTTTATAGTGAGTCGCATGGATACGACCACTTCCCTTGAGGCTGACCGGGATCGAATCAAAGAACTCGGTGG